TTAAACCTACCTACGGCACTCAAATCTAGAAGTGCCAAACTGACGTTTGTAGGTACCTGTGCCACTAATCATGACGCAAGTAACCTGCCGGCGTAGGCGACGTCCCGTTAAAGTACTACGGAACGTTTTGATCGGCCGCTCTTCCCGTGTAACAAGTTCAGAAGAGCCTTCCTGAATACCAACCTTTTCATTTAGAAAGGATTGAAGAGGTCCAGGAAGTTCCTGAAGGCATCGACCAGCATAATCAAAAGCCGGTTGAGAGCCTCCCCTAAGGGCATTCCAGTAGTAGGGGTCATGGCGAGTCTCCTTTCGTTCTTTAGTAACAAGCTTTAGATACGAAAATCGACGTATACCATGTCCTACATTTACGGGTCTGCTTACATAGGTACGCCCCAAAAAACTATAGGGCGTAGGGATACACGTCTTGATACCAGCGTCATCAGGAAAGTCCTGTGGAACGAGCTTACACTTGCCCGTAATCGCAGTAATCTCTGATGTCAGCATATCAAGAGTGCCGCCGATTTCATGCTCGGACCATCTTGTCAATAGACCATTGACAATTTTGTAGAGCATGGCCTCGTATGTTTTTTTACATACGCATGCCGAACCATTCTGAGGTTGGAATGGTCTGACGTCCACTCCGTGGTAGTAATCACCACCACAGGACTCCCTAAAATGACCTCGTACAAATGTCTTATCAACATTAATGACGAAGCCAAACTGCTGAAAATGTTTTGCAACAAAGTCATGCATACGGGTGGCGTAAATTAAATCGTCACCATACACAGAAATTGTCCGTCTGTCCAGTCGATCAAAATAGAAAGATTGGATAGCATTTAGCAGAGCTAGGAAGACGAGAGTCTGAAGAGGAAAAGTGTACCCTATACCCATTGTACAGAAGGTTTCTGTCTTATGAGTACTTTTGTCGGGTAGAGTAACGCAACCAATTCGGGAGAAGTTCAAAATATTGAACCAGTCTTCCGGAAAGATCCGTCTCACTAGCGCAACCGAAATTGAATCAGATGCACTAGACAAGTCAGCTGTGACCAGTAAATTATTAACTGATTCACGCTGAGCAAGGTAACGATGTCTCATCTGCAATTTTGAGATATCATACCCAATCCTCTTCAATCGTTTCCTTATCATCTCGCCTAAACCAAAGCTCATATATGAGCCTATTGTGGTATTAGGCATGATGGAACGGAAAGATTTGTAACTCTTCGGGACAAAAGTCAGTTGTAGCGAATCGACCGGGCGGTAGATGGACCCATTTGGGTCACTGTCAAGCAGTTTCTTCCAATAATCTTGGACGAAGCTGTCATGACGCATTTCTACGTCAAACCACTCGATCTGATTCAGAGAACCGGAAACTGGTATCTCATAGCGTTCGGCTAAGCAAGCTTTACGCGCTGGTATACCGACCGATGCTCGTCTCCCGAATCTGCAGAGGCTGCGATGTTCTTCATCGCTGTACACACCTAATGTTTTGGTAATGTAGGCTCGAGCTCGATCAAGAATACAACTTGATGTTGCATCAAGCGCATCGAGATCTAACTGCTCAAGCCGACGCTGACAATCTCTAAACTTCTCAGTCTCGAGATTTGCCAATTCTGCGTCCGTGTAGGTATCATTACGAAACCTATACCTCTTAAAAATGGATAGTATCTGGTACGTCGCTTTATATCTTACGACGTCCATACTCTCGTCCACTGCAGGAAGAGCACTGCGAACCTGGGCAACAGTGCCGAATTGTAAAACATTCGGTAAACTACTGCAAAACTCAGGCTCGTTAAGTACCATCCGGAAGTCGCCAACAAGCATTAATGCGACTTTTCGCATCAAGGCATCCACGTTAAATTCTTTTGCGTGGTTGGAACTTTTCATCTTCCCTCCTATGGTTTTTGTGAGGTGAAGGAGCGGTACTATTCCATCGTACCGCTTGCCCAGAAGTCCGCTACATCAGCATCGACAAGTAATTGCGCCCCGATCTTATTAAGTTCGAGAGCATTTGCTGCCGACAGTGACGGGTGAACTTCGCGCTCAAGCCTGATCGTGTTAAACACGACCTGGCCAGTAGTAAGAACGATCGGAATCGCATAACTTATGCTTTTCTTATCCTTACCATAGGCGCCGGTCTTTACGTCTAATGCAGGTGCACGAAATTTGCACGTTGCAACACGACGCGTCTGATAGTCCGTATCAGCAGGGACGATCAGATGGAGACCGTTTTGAATGGTCTGGCCATCACTGGCAAAGACCTGGGCAGTTCCGCCTGATGCACTTACAGTTGCACCGGCCAACAAGGACATTGTTTTCAGTCCCATGATATTCCTCCTTAGGAATGTTGTGCTAATGCCGTGCAAATAGCGTGAGGAGTTTAATCAACTTCCCAACGCTAAGTGCTACCGCATCAGCGGAACGTAGTGCTGTGACAATTTGCACATTCACTACAGGTGATGTTGGTAGCTCCTGGTTACACACGCGGCACATCTGAAATTTTTCAACCTCGGATGAACCGGATGTGCCTTCTAACGTCAATGTTGGTGGCCAGTTAGCTGTCCGTTTTATTATACCAGGTTTGATTTTATCAACCCTGTTATGTACAACGGTAGCCCAGTGTCCCCTTATTGTTACAAAGGGATTAGGTGTAATAGCCTGAAGCCAATTCCCGACGTTAGAAAACCAGTCGACTACAAACGAGTAAGGAGTCATCTCCCAAAGTGTGATTGGAATGTCTTGGGTTCTTCCTCCCATGACTTTTTCCAACCGTTCGATGGATGATCTATTCTTTAGATCAAATATGACCCCTGCGGAAGCACGAAGACTTTGAATAATCTCTGTACTCCCAGTGAACTTCCAAGGCATTTCTGGAAGTGGGATGTCGACAAAGGAGTGCGGTGTTGTATTCGCACTCTTGATGCCGGCACGGACTACACGGCGCTGATGGAATTGTGATTTGCTATTACAAGTTTTCATAATAGCACCAGCATCCATAATCAGCGGCTTCCAACCGTAGCGGTACTCAAGCCATGTATCACTTATGGCTTTCGTAACACTACGAGCTGTCTTCTTCCGGCCCAAACTAGATAGCTTCGCGTTTTTGCTCGTGAGCATACGCTTAGCTAAGTCTGTAGCACGGGAGAATGGTCTACGTAGCATCCCAACGGTCTGATCAAGATCTTTAATGATCTCGCCGCTGATCACCGTGGCTTCGTCGATTTTGCTGTAAGCTTTCAGCAAAACATTATCGACATAATTGTCGAAATCGAAGACAACCACAGGGATTTGATACGGAGCTACAGCGGATTCGATGTAAGAGGCAAAATCACCTTCATACAGCGTCCAAGATCCAGCTTTTCCCACGATTGTATCGTGATCAAACGGACCTTGCATAAATGACGCTGGTGAGAAGGACCTCTTAATACGATCAACCAAGCAATCATTCATGACAATATTCTCGCCAACTTTCCAGTTGTGAGAAATAGAGTCTTGAATGGTCTCGGTAATCCCAGACTGTGACGTCTGGTACCCAGCAGAAGAAACGTAGGTCGTGACGCCGTTGATTGAATTATAAACAGTCCAATCAACAGTTGTGAAGTCACGGTTCCCACGACTTCGTGTTCGGGTAGTTTTCGGATCCATTTTAGACCTCCATGTAGATTTTCAACCAAATGCGGTTGAACGGACTATTGGTATAGTCCTAAATAAGCTTCCTTCTGGGGTTTTAGCT